GTTCACCTCATACCTCCTCTCACTGAACGTTGCCCATCCCTGTGAAGAGACCCCTTACCTCCTTTCTATAGGTTAATGTAGGTCTATAGCCGAGGTAGAGTCTTGTGAGACATTTGCCCGACCTACGGCCACTTGAACAGAAAGCAATATGAAGCGTAGCCGACCACTCTGATTACTTAACCCCTCCAGAGCGGGGGAATTTTAGATTAAAGACGTAAACCTTTCATGCTAGTAATTGTACCAGCCTTAGAGAGTTTATCAGATGCACTTGCAACAGACATTGAAACCTTAGATTTGACAACATTTATATGTACTCTCTCACCTAATTTCCAATGAACGGACCACATACGTTGAACTGAAGTTAGAAGAAGCGAGAATGTCAACGAATCCTTCTCTTTCTCACGAGTTATTCGCTCTAGAGCAGAGAGCATTGCGTTGAAGATTGACCGTCTGACTGCACCGGCTTTCTCCTCTTCATCCAACCATATTTCGGATAAAGAGTTCCGAAGGATATCCAGTAATCCCTTCCGGGCCGCAGCGACAGCCGTCTCCGATCCAGCTCGAATACCGGATAAAGCATCCAATACTCTAGCCATTTCACTATGTGCTGCCAGCACAATTGGATGAGATGGTGTTAGTGGTGGTAGACGTTTTAAGAACGCAGCACGATCTGCTTCGCTGTACTTGGAGAATACAGTCTCGGGCCACATATGCAATGGATAGTCATGAACCTTGGCCGCTATCACCTCAGTGATATTGGTAGTTGAACGCAGAAGGGAATCAACTCTCTTCAGTTGCTCAGTTACAAGAGCGTATGTAAAGGCCTCCTTAATATCCTCTAATCTCAAGTTGTAACCTGGATACCACTTACGTGGCTCCATAGCTTCAACAGTGTGACCATAGAATTTCTTGAGACCTGAGACAGTCTCTGGTACTGAGTTTAGTACTAGTAGCGAACGTAAATTACGCTCATCCACTAAACCACCAAAGAAGTTGAATATTTTAGACGCCTCAATTGGTTCACCTCGCTCAAATAATTGATTCTGCAGGTCTGGAGCCATGTGCCCAAACTTAGCACTCTTGACTATCAGCTTAGCAGGTAAAGCTGTTAACTCGGTACCTGCAACGAAGACGCGCTTACACATCTCGCCACAAGCCCTCGACCCCTTTACAGGTACAAAAGATTTGGTTAAGTTAACCTCCACTCCGGCTGCCTCCATAAACTTACGATAAGCAAGAGCAACCTTCGTATTCCCATGTGAGTTGTCATCACCCACAAGGACATAATCCGTATAACCCTCTACTTTCTCACTTAGAGCCACACTCTGGATAATTACATGATGAATAAGGGCTAACAACGGGAAAGAAGACTTCGCTCCCATCGGTTGTCCAGTCATATAGAGGATGTAATCCTTCCCATCCGGTGCAAGATAGTTTCGGTTGGCCAGGATCACTGCCCAATTCTCTGCTACCTTCGTGTCACCGAAGAGATAAGTGAGAACTTGTTTATACAGACATATCGGAATACGATCAGTTGCTGCTGTCAAATCATAAGAGTACACAGTATTATCAACCGAACTGGTTTTGGTCTTTAACCAGGTAATCGCCTTTGACTGATCATGGGTACAATCAGCTTCAAGGCGCTCTAAGAAGTGAGTAATTGTCTCATGGAGTGGAGTCAATAGATGCTGAGTGAAGTAATCCACTATAGCAACTATACGAGTCTTACCACCCCATTCCTCAATTGCATGTAAACGACCCAAATTGAATGTCTTCTTCCCGGGACCTAAACCCTTCAGGACCTCAGGTGCGTCGACACAGGATAGGAGAGAGTCTAAGACCCAACCTAACTTTGAGAACTCAGCGAATTCCTTAAAGGCTAAGAGAATCTCAGGCTCTTCTTTGAAAGCAAGAGCGTCTTCATGAGCAGTCCAAGTAGCTTGACCATTCGGCCCTGCTGTTGTAACTACCTTGAAGTTTAAATGAGCACACTTGGAACGATAAACACGAAGAAACTCTGAAGGATTGATACCAAGATTCTCTAATGCCTTATCGACATTAGGGAGAATTGGCTCCTTCGTATAAGCCGGAG